GTAGTAGTACAGCTTCTCCAGCTCCGGGCGCGTGATGTCCCGGTAGTGATCAGTCTTCGTACGGTTCGGCATCTACGCTGTCCTCGGGGTCAGTTTCCATGAAGAAGTCAAGCTCCCTGCGAACCCTTAAGGGTCCATCTCCTGGCATGTAGGTGTCGTCGCCGTCAACTGTGTCGAAGTTGCCGTAGGTGCGGGACAGCAGGCCGGTACGTGCTTCGGTGCGCACGTCGATCAAGTCCCATGAGTTGTAGCTGCTGTCCATCTGCTGCTCCAAGTCTCGCATTGCGGACTCTCGGTCACGCCTTGCTTCACGTTCAATGTTGTGCTGCCGGTACTGCTCCGGCGTTATGGCTTCGGTCACGCCGCCCCTCGCCGTGTACTCTGCTACGTCTGCAGCGAGCCGGCGGCGCAGTATCTCCTTCTCCTTAATCGGTGTGTGTATCGTCACTCAAGAATCCCCCGTAGCGGTTGTCGCGCAGCCATGCGGCATGTTCCTCTGCTTCCATGTAGTCTCCCAGTACGGTTTCAATGGCCCGCAAAACAGTTACGTCCTCCGGGTACACATAAAAACTAACCATTAAGTTGTAATAATCTTGAAGCTCTGCCACTACGATCTCCGCAGCGAACTCGTGCATGGCTTCCGTGAGTACGCCAGACAGCTTTTCAGTTAGCATCTTGCGCTTCCCTCCCCTTTGCTTTTGCGATGGCAGCCAAAGCTATCTTCAACGCTTCGGAGCCGAGTGCAGCAATTTCTTTGAACTCATAGATGCGCCCCGGCTCAAACAGACCGACTATTTTCTCCAATGCCTCCAGCAACTCCGGCGCCGCAGCGATGAGATAGGCGTCAGCTATGTTATCAATTACGCCGCAGTCTACGCCAAGGTATTCAGCGACGTAGTAGACAGATTCCGGCGCGAGAATGTCAAAGCCCGCTACACGTTCCTCAAAAATCCAAGGTCCCGGTGTGCGCTTACTCATGTTCTTCCTCCGCAGCCTCAAGTCCCACCTCTATGGCACGCAGCACGCCCAAGCTAAGGAACGCATGGGCCGCTTCGCTGTCCATATCAAGCACTACCGTAGCGCTGCCGTCTTCGTTCTCCACTATGTCAATCACTTCGACGTGAAACTTTTTAGCTTCCATCACTGCTCCTCCTCGTCAGTGTTCAGCTTTTCATCAAGCAATTCAATAGCTTGCGCAATGTCAATAAGCAATCGCGCTTCGTCGTCGCTAAGCTGATGCTCCACACGGTACAGGATTTCGTACGTCTTGAGCAGCAGTTGGTACGCGTTAGCGCGCGCTGCGGTTAAACTCTTCGTCATCTATAGTCTCCAGAAAGCGTTGCATTAAACTCTGATACGAACTGACGCCAGCCATAAAACCCTCGCGCCATTGTTCAGTTTGTAAGCTAAGGACAAACTCGTCAAATTGTAGCGGTTTCTCTAGCAACTTAACGAGACGGTCCAAACTCTTCGTCATCCCAGCTCTCCTTAATCCATTCGTCGTAAGTTAAAAAGCATTGCCGATGGTAAGACCAAAAGCGACATTGTTTATACGGATCACTCATAACGCTATCATCCTGTGATTAATAATAACTTGCACCGTTACGTCCCATTCGGTTGAATAAGCATACGCTGCTGCCATTTGTTTTGCAACTTCTATTACACGCTCGCGCACGTCACCGTTAACGTGATCGGACCAGAACGGTATGGTGATGACGGGCTCCACCACGGAGTCGCAGTAAATCTTTATCAGAGCGTCCATATCGAAGCTCTCAGGCGACGTAAACGGGTTAGGCATAGGGCTGTACTGCCTAGCCTCAGCGGCCTGCATAGCGGCCTCTGCGGCCTCCTGGCCGGCTTGTATCAATTCTGCTGTCGTCATGGTCATGCCTCAATCTCCCAGCGGTCATTGGTTTCGTACACTGTGCCCCAGTTTGCGGGGAACACGGTTTCGCTGCGCAGGTTTCCGTCGCGCCTGTCCTGCTTCCACTTCACAATCTCTTCAAATTGTTTTTGGTATGGCTCGCCGTTTGCTAAGCAGCGTGTGCGCTCAAGCCGGCGGTGCTGCAGGTCGATGCCTTGCGCAAGGTAGCGCGTTAGCTCTGTGCCAAGATTCATAGCGTTTTCTCCTGTTGAACTGGTAAGTAATCCTTACACGTTACACTTTACTGCGCATAGTTTGCGGCGATTCGCACACTTTTCTGCGCATAGCGTGGGCCGTAGCGCCACACACTCATAGCCCATACTCCTCGTGCCAGTCTGTAATGCTTTCCATGTAGTCGTCAATCTCTTGATAATACTTCGCGTCTATGGCCTTCGCTAGCGCTTCCTCAAAGCCGGCGAAGCGCTTGCCCACTTCCAGCAATAGCGGCGACAAGTCGTCCCCTATGGGGATGTAAAGCTCGTCCGAATCGCCTGCCGCTATGGTTTCGCGGAGCCACTCTTGCGCCAACCCTTCCCGTATCTTTGCTTTCTCGCAAAGCCATTCATAGTTTGCGTCATAGTCTAGCGCCATTCGTCATTGCTCCCTTGCTTGCGTTGTTTGATGCCTTTATGGACCAGCATTATAAAGTTTATAACTGCGAGCGCTGGCCCAAGTGTTATAATTAACACATACTCCCACACGTTGAAAGTGTCGCGCCTGTTCTCGAAGTCTTCGGCCCACATAGCGAGCGCGCACACTATCCCGAGGGCAAGATATACAGTTAAAGCATTGATTTCCATAGTGTTTTCCTCACAGTGTAAACAGTAGCGAAACAGCGAGCCACCATGTCCCAAGCAGTAGCGAAGCGGCGGCGGTGATGGTTAAACTCGCGATGGTCATGCCGGCCCATGCTGCCCAGCGATTAAGCCGGGCCTGTCGTTCGTACTCTTTGCGTGCTGCGGCGTTCATGCTGCCACCTCCCGCGCAGCGATGATGCGCTCCGCCGTATTTTCCAAGTTCCAGCTCTGGCAGGCGAAGCCGCCGCCAAACTCGCGGCCCCGGTAGACGCGGAAGCCTAGCCGGTTGGCGATCTTGTGCGCCTTGCTGTACTCATTAGCGAAGGCGAGGAAGTGGATAACGTAGCGCGGCTCGCCCTTGGCGTTGTTGTTTACGCGGTAGAAATCATGGCCGAGGGCTTGGGCAGTCTTGTAATCAAGGTGCGCCTTAGCCATACGGGAGTCCTCGTCATAGCCGTCGAACCAGCCCTCCCCGTGCGTATCGTCGCGGCGGCAGTGTGCCTGCGCTTCGTCAAGGGTCAGACCGCGCTTGATGATGCAGGGCGCGTCGTTAAAGTAAAAGCGAATGATTTTGTAAGTTTGCATTGTGTTTTCTCCGTTACGTCCCGAACTAAAAGCCAAGCTTCGCACAAACCATTTCCTGCTGCAAGCGCACCTTGAAGCCCAGCTTCTGCGCCTGCTCCAGCGTCCCTTCTGTTAGGGTTTTGGTGCCAGCGATGCGGGCTAGCGTTTCGGCCTTCTTGCATGCCGGGTAGAACTTGCGCTGGCCGTATACGTCAACTGCGCGGATGAATAGTTCCATGATCGTATGCTCCGAATTCTGTGGCTTACCTCATCAGCGTGCGGGGAGCCATCCCGTCACGGACGCCCTAGTGGGCGTTTCGGCGTTAGTAGCGGCGACCGCACACGGCCCGCGCGTTGTTGCGTGCTTCTTTTAACGCTTGGGGCTCTTCTTCGCCTTCGCTGATCTCACCCCAAAGGTTTTCCAACAGGCTAACAATGCTGCTCATTGTGGCCCACTTGTGGTCTTCCACGTTGTCCGCATTGTTTTCTGCCGCTTGGGCCCACTCGTACGCGCGGTGCGCTATGTGGTCCGCGAAGGCTTCTGCTTCTTTGATCAAACGCTCTTTGTTCATTGTGTGTCGCTCCAAGGTTACACAGTAAAATCAGACGCCCAATCGTTTAGGGTTTCGTCTGAATGTTCGCTGACGTTAACGCCAGTTTCCAAGAATAAGTCAAGGTGCAGAGCGTCCAGCATTTCTTGGGTACCTTCTGCGTCCCGCAAAAGCGCCGCAACACTTGCAAACTGCCCGTTTTTAATGGCGTCGAATGCCTCTGCGCGCATCAGTGCAAGCTTTTGGTTTTCTTCAGCGATGCGGCGAATGATGTGCGCCACCTCTGCTTTCTGTTCTGCGTTCATTGTGTGTCGCTCCAAGGGCCCGCGCCGTGCGGGGTTGCTATACATAATGCATCCAGCGTGCCAACTTTGGAAACACCAACACAATCAAGGGTTTAGCGTATCGGCCCAAGCGCAGCGCCTGGCGTAGTGTTACCTTAAGTAGCGATAGTGTTACCACCGGTAACGTAACACGGTAACAGTAACGGTAACGTTTTGGGGCGCGATGGTGGCGCGTTGCTGCCGGGGCGGTTGCCGCATCGCCCTCTCACCGCTCCCAATGTGAACACTGCTAACATGTAGCAGGTGCTACGCTACCGCTGCGGACCATGTAGCAGGCGCTACGCTACTGAGTGTGATGTTATAACGTAACGCAAGCGCGGGCGGGGGCGCGACGGGGGCGGGGGAGGGCTGCGCGGGGGCGCGTTTGGCCGGGGTGCTGCTCCGCTTTGCAAAAAGTCCATTTTGAAACCCAAAACGGTCACCAATCTGCACACTTTGCACACAATTCAACTGGCCTGCATAGCGCATTCTGCCTGCAAATTGTACAAAAAGTGAACAATATGGAAAACTGCATGGGCCGTAACGCTCTGCATGGGCCGTTACGCTACCATTTAGCCCTCTGCGTGGGCCGTTAAGCTACTATTTACGCTCTAGCTCTTGACTTTTGCTCTAAAATATGATAAGATATATGCTATTGTTTAGCTATACAGGTACACAGCGGCTAGCAGCTACAGCCTAACGACAACTGCTGACAACAAAAGCACAGCCGAAAGCCTTACGACGACAGCCGACTACCACTGACCACCTGTATAGGTACCGTAATGTAGCAAAATATAGAGGATGTGTATAGTATGGTGGATAAGCCCGTAGCGAAGCGCGGTCGCCCCTCCAAAGCGGCACTCCAATCGACAAAAGATTTGAGTAAAAGACAGCAGGCGGCAGCATTAAAGGACTTTAGGGCACGACTTCTGTTAAACCCTAAGTCACCTGCGTTAATTGAAAAGATGTTTGATATTGCTTTTGATGATGAGCATAAGCAGCAGGCTGTAGCGCTAAAGCTTCTAGCGGATAGGCTTATGCCCGTGGCGGGCTTTACGGCAGACGGTAAGCAGCAAGCTCAAGTTAGTATTAACATTAGTGGTATTGGTGTACCGTCTGGGTCTGTAACCGTTGAAAACGGTGCCGATGATGCTGAAGACGGGGAATATGAAGAGCTGTATGAGTCGGAAAAGGGAGCGTAACGGCCCACACAATGGCTAACATAGACCTATCCCTCATACCGTGGCAGCAGGAAGTGTATGAAGATGACAGCCGCTTTAAGGTTGTCGCTGCGGGCCGGCGCTGCGGCAAGTCGCATCTAGCGGCCGTATCGCTAATCGTAGCGGCCCTTAACGGTGAGCCGGGAAAGGTGTTCTATGTTGCACCAACGCAGGGCATGGCGCGTGACATCCTGTGGGAAAAGCTGTTTGAATTAGCTGGAGAGATTGTCGAGAACAGTAACATCAACAATCTAACCATCACGCTCGCTGGCGGCAACACCATATACTTAAAGGGTGCTGACCGCCCCGACACCCTGCGGGGTGTGTCCTTGAAGTATTTGGTCATGGACGAGTTGGCGTTTATGAAGCAAGACGTATGGGAGGCTATCCTACGTCCGGCGCTGTCAGACCTCAAAGGCAAAGCGCTATTCATCGGAACGCCTGAAGGCCGGAACCATTTCTACGATATGTGGATGGGAGGCTACTCCGGGGCGTGGGACGATTGGTCTGCGTGGCAGTTTACGTCACGGGACAACCCGTTCCTAGACAGCACAGAGATTGACCATGCGGAGGCTACGCTGCCCCGCTGGGCTTTCAACCAAGAGTACATGGCTAGCTTTGACGCACAGGGCTCGGAGTTCTTTGATGCAGATGAGTTTATGTACTATGACGAAAAGCCCAAAGAGCTGCCGGGAGATTATTACATTGCGGTTGACTTGGCCGGCTTTGAAAGTGATAGAGGCAACAAAACTAAACGCCGAGACAATAGTGCCATTGCTGTGGTGTTTGTAGACGAGAATGGCATTTGGTGGGTTGAAGATATACAGTTTGGGCGCTGGGCGCTAGACGAAACGGCAGAGCGTATCTTTAGAGCTGTGGAAGAGTATCGTCCTCCAGCGGTTGGTATTGAGAAAGGTATTGCTCAGCAGGCCGTCATGCAGCCGCTCAGCGACATTATGCGACGCACCGCTCGTGTGTTCCGTGTGGAGCTGCTGAGCCACGGCAACAAGAAAAAGCAAGACCGCATACTGTGGGCACTGCAAGGTCGCTTAGAGCATAAGCGTATTCGCTTTAAGCATGGCGCATGGAACACGGCGCTAGTGGACGAAGCCTCTGCGTTCCCGTCACAGCTAGTGCATGACGATTTGCTTGACGCTTTAAGCTATGTGGATCAGATGGCTATTGTGCCGTACATGACCGACCTAGACCTTGAAGACGATTACGAACCATTTGATGCCGTTGCTGGCTATTAGTCCGGGCCGCTGCGTTTAACATAAGGGAACCACTATGAGTGACAACGTGTTCTTACAAGAAGCACAATTCGGCCCAGACCAAGACTTGGCTGAGTGGGTGCTGAGCCGCTGCAACAAATGGCGTGATCACTACGAAAGCAATTACAGCGCACGGCATGAAGAGTTTATGCGCATCTATCGTGGCATCTGGTCGCCAGAGGATGTGATGCGTGACTCTGAGCGGTCGAAGCTTATCGCTCCCGCTACGGCCCAGGCTGTTGAGTCTTGCGTTGCAGAAGTCGAAGAGGCTACCTTTGGGCGTGGCAAAATCTTTGACATCAAGGACGATGTTAACGACCAAGAGCCGGCAGACATTGCGTACCTTCGGCGCAAGCTTCACGAAGACTTTGCTGCTGCGCGCATTCGCTCCTCTGTGGCTGAAGTGCTTGTTAATGCTGCTGTGTTTGGTACGGGCATTGGCGAAGTGGTTGTGGAGGAAATGAAAGAGTATAAGCCCGCTACGCGTCCGCTAATGGAAGGCGACATGCAAGAGGTGGGCGTGGAGGAAGTGTACCGCCCCATTGTCAAGATTAATCCGGTGCAGCCGCGCAACTTCCTTATCGACCCGAACGCCACCTGTGTCAATAGTGCCATGGGTTGCGCCATTGATGAGTATGTATCGCGCCACATTGTTGAAGAGCTGCAAGAGTCTGGCGTGTATCGGGATGATGTGTACGTAGGCAGCGCCGCAGCGGACGAAGAGATTGAGCCAGACCCCGAAATTGACAGCCGTCCCACCGACCGCGTGCGCCTCCTTAAGTACTACGGCAAAGTGCCGCGTGACCTGCTGCTGTCTGAAGGCGTTACGGAAGACGAGATTGCGGAGAAGGGCGCATACGTTGAAGCTATTATTGTAATTGCTAACGAGGGTGAGCTGCTTAAGGCCATCCCGTCGCCCTATATGTGCCAAGATCGTCCCATCGTAGCGTTCCAGTGGGACATCGTACCGAGTGTATTCTGGGGACGTGGTGTATGCGAAAAAGCTTATATGTCACAAAAAGCCTTGGACGCGGAGCTAAGGGCACGCATCGACGCCCTCGCCCTTACTACGCATCCCATGATGGCCGTGGACGCAACACGTATCCCGCGCGGCCATAAGCTTGAAGTACGTCCTGGCCGCATGTTGCTAACCAACGGCTCCCCGTCTGATTCCATCATGCCCTTTAAGTTTGGGCAGCTAGACCAAGTAACCTTTGCGCAGGGCGCTCAGCTACAGCAGATGGTTAGTCAAGCAACCGGTGCCGCTGAGGCCAATGCCGGTATGGTACAAAACGATGTTACCGCAGCCGGCATGTCCATGACGCAGGGCGCCATTGTCAAGCGCCAGAAGCGTACGCTCGTGAACTTCCAAGAAAACTTCCTAATCCCGTTTGTGCGCAAAGCAGCACACCGTTACATGCAGTTTGACCCGGAAAACTATCCGGTGCGGGACTACAAGTTTGTAGCGTTCAGCTCTCTTGGCGCTATGGCCCGCGAGTACGAAGTGGCACAGCTTGCACAAATCCTGCAGATGGTGCCGCCTGAGTCTCCGGCGCATGGTGCCGTTATTAAGGGCATCATCGACCACCTTAACGTCACCAACCGCGACGAACTTATTGCTGCTATTGAGGCCGGCAACCAGCCCAACCCGGAAGCGCAGCAGATGGCTATGGCGCAGCAGCAAGCGCAGATGGCTGTGCTACAGGGTCAGGTACAGCTTCTGCAAGCACAGGCCGCTGAGTCCCAGTCCCGTGCCAACAAGTACAACACGGAAACGCAGCTTGCACCCACGGAGCTTACGCTTAAGTACAGCGACCAGAACAACGACGGTGTTGCAGACAAAGACTTTGAGCGCCGCGTGAAGATGGCAGAGCTGCTGCTAAAAGAGCAAGAGCTGAGGGGCAAGCAAAACAGCGAAGCCGAAATGGCTAAGGCTAAAGCTGAAGCGGAATTGATTCGCCAGCTAACAGCAATGGGAGGCGCTAACGCACAGGGAGGCGCTCCAGCGCCGCAAGCGCCGCAACAGGAGCAGTAAGCCATGGCCTCTGATCTAGCGTTACTTGCCCTTGTAAAACAAATGCAGGGCTTTACGGGACCGCAAGGCCCGCAAGGCCCTGAAGGCCCGCAAGGCGTACAAGGCCAGCAAGGCCCTGCCGGTAAGGATGGGCGCGACGGTAAAGACGGCGCTGCTGGGCCACAAGGACCGGCAGGACCGCAAGGTTTACAAGGCCCGCAAGGTCCTCAAGGACCTGCCGGAGAGGCTGGCGCTGACGGCCAGGACGGTATAGGCGTTGAGAGCGCCTACGTGGCCGCTGACGGCTCGTTAGTCTTTACCCTTACGGATGGTAGCGAGGTAGACGTAGGACCGCTCAGCGGGCTTTCTGTGGCCTCTGAGGGCAATACGTACGTTATAGGGCAGGGCAACAAAGCCAATTCTATTTACTTAGAGGGCATGGCTGGTCCTGCTATATGGAATAACATTGAAGGCACCGTAGACTTTCCGCTTAACGATGAGGTGACGCTGCAGCTTGGGCAAGAAGAGCTGTTCTACGCCAAAGCCTCTGAAGCTATTAGCAATGGCGAAGTCGTTATGTTTGCTGGCGCACAAGGCGACCACTTGCTTATCCAAAAGGCTGACGTAACTGTTCCGGGCTTTAGGCAAGAGTGGGTTATCGGTGTTGCTACGCAAGACTTTGCTAACAACGACTTTGGGTACGTAACGTCTTTTGGTAAGGTGCGGGAGCTTGACACGCTAGCGTTTAACGAAGGCGACCTGCTATGGCTGTCGGCTACTACGCCCGGAGCGCTTACTAACGTAGAGCCCGCTAAGCCTGCATGCTCTGTGCTTGTTGCTGCCGTTACGCGCTCTCACCAAACACAAGGCACTATCTTTGTACGACCTACTACGACTAGCCGCATTGACGAGCTGTGCAACGTATCGGCAGCTACGCCCAATGACGGCGACGTGTTGGCTTGGGACGCAGCGCAAGGCATTTGGAAGCCCATTGCGCCTGTCTTCCCGGCCCTTTATGGCATCACCACCTACCCGTAACTAAGGAGTAGCACATGAAATCTTATGGTTACAAAAAGCCCGCTAAGAAAAAGAAGCCCGCCAACAAGCCTAAGCCGGCAAAGAGCAAGCGCCGTGGCTACTAAGAAGTCGCCTACGCCTAAGAACAAAGCGCTGTACGCTAAGGTTAAGGCAGAGGCTAAACGTAAGTTTGACGTGTGGCCCTCTGCGTACGCTAGCGGCTGGCTAACCAAAGAGTATAAGAAACGCGGAGGCACCTATGCCTGATAAGCCCAAGGGCGGTCTGACTAAGTGGTTTAAGGAAGACTGGCGTGACCTCAAGACCGGCAAGAAGTGTGGCCGTTCTGGTAAGGAAAAGAACAAGCGCCCGTATCCGTCATGCCGCCCAAAGGCCGTGGCAGACAAAATGACTGCTGCTGAAAAGCGTTCGTCTACCAAGCGGAAGACCAGCAGCAAGCCCATCAAGCATGCTGTTACGGCTTCTGGCCGTAGGAGGAAGAACAATGCCAAATAAGCGTACGCCTGCTAAGGGCAAGGCAAAGGTTAAGATTACTGCTAGCGGACGTAAAGTGTCGTATGGGCAGGCGGGGCAGGCTAAGGGCGGTGGGACGCGTGTGCGCCCCGGTACGTCCAAAGGCGACGCCTACTGCGCTCGCAGCGCCGGCCAAATGAAAAGCCACCCCAAAGCAGCTAAAGACCCCAACAGCCCGCTACGCCTGTCGCGTAAGCGCTGGAAGTGCAGCGGCACTAAGAGCAGGAAATAACATGGCTAAAGGTGTAAATCATTACTTTAAAGACGGAAAGGTGCATCGCGGCGGTACGCACAAAATGCCCGATGGCTCTATACACAGCGGTGCTAAGCACGGCGCTAACAGCAAACGCCTATATCACTTTGGCGAATTGTCCAAAACAGCACAGGCTGCTGCTCGTAAATCAAGGTCAAAATAAGGCTTGACATTTAGTCCAAAATATGATAAGATATAGTCTATCTTTGAAGTAACCATAACGACTGGCCTCACGGAGACAACCATGTCACTTGTAACACAAGCAAAGTTTGACGAGTTAGTTAAGAACACTACTTCCTACCTTCAGGATGTGTTCAGGCGCTTAGATGCTATTGAGGAAAAAGTTGACAAGCTACTGTCAGCTCCGCAGGCAACCACCCGTCGTAACACCACTAAGGAGAAAGTAGATGAGCAGTGAAGATAAGAAGTTTTTTGAAGATTGCCGTAGCATGTTTATTACGGACGGCTGGAAGCATTTCCAAAAGGAAATTAATGTAGCTTTGCAGTCCATGAACCTTGGCGGTATCGACTCGTCCAACGAGTTCTGGAAAGCTAAAGGCCGCTGGGAAGCGCTGCTACAAATCGCTGGCTGGGAAAACGCAGTGCTTGCCGCAGAGCAGCAGGCGGAAGAGCCAGAAGAAGAGTCGGACGCTTAAGGCGTGCGTAAAATCTTTGACGTGCAGTGTGAAAGCTGCGCAGAAGTAACTGAAGTGTTTGGTAGGGATAGCGACTCGTTCCGGTGCGGAGCCTGCGGTGCCCCTGCCAAACGCATCATCAGCCCAGTACGCTGTAAGCTTGAAGGGGTGTCGGGGAGTTTCCCCGGTGCCGCTATGAAGTGGGAGCGAGAGCATACTAAGGCTGGACTTAAGAACGGACAAGCATAGCCATACGCCCCGTTTAGCCACAACCATCTGATAACCCGTAAGGGCCGGAGTTTAATAATGGCACGATTAGTAGACGCACCCGATGACAACGCTGTGGAGGCAACCGAGGAGCTTGGGAACCTTGACGAAATGGCAACGGAGCAAGCCGCAGAGATTGCGGAAGCAGAGCCGGAGCCGGTAGTCGAAGAGGAACAAGACGACGATCTTCCAGAAAAGTATAGGGGCAAAAGTGCATCAGAGATTGCAACGATGCACAGGGAGCTGGAGCAACGCCTAGGCCAGCAAAGCCAAGAAGTTGGAGACTTGCGTAAAGCCTTTGACGAAATGGTTAAGCAGTCTATTGCAGCGCAACAGGCCCAGTCTGCACCGGAACAAGAAGCGGACGAGATTGACTTTTTTACCGATCCGCAGGCAGCAGTACAGCGAGCTATTGAGAACCACCCAATGCTTAAGCAGTCTCAGGCTGTAGCGGCAGAAATGGCAAAGTCTCAAGCGCTAGCCCAACTGCAGGCTGCACACCCTGACATGAAAGAAATCCTTACGGATGCTGGCTTTCAGGATTGGATTGGTAAGTCACAAGTTCGACGTGAGCTGTTTGAACGCGCCGATAAAGCGTACGACTTTGCTGCAGCAGATGAACTAATGACGCTGTACAAGGAACGACGCGGCATCGTTGAGCAAACCGCAAAGGTCGAGAAGGTGGCGCAGCAGAACGAAATCAAGAAAGCTTCTACGGGCTCGGCACGGTCTAATCCCGATAGTGCAAAGACTAGAAAGATTTACCGCCGCCGTGACATTATTGAACTTATGAACCGTGACCCGAAGCGATACGAAGCGCTACAACCAGAGATTATGCGAGCGTACGCTGAGGGCCGTGTTAAGTAGCTGAAACGGCATTTGCCGTAACGGCCCATACCCTTACGGAGTAATACACAATGGCACTTGGATCTAACCACGTAACCAAAACCACCGCTGCTACTTTCATCCCCGAAATCTGGTCCGATGAAATCATTGCAGCATACGAGAAGTCCCTTGTCGTTAAGCCCCTCGTCCGCTCCATGAGCATGACCGGCAAGAAAGGCGATACGATTCACATCCCGAAGCCCACCCGTGGCAACGCCAGCGTCAAAGCTGCGCAAACGGAAGTGACCCTTATCGCTGCCACCGAGTCTGAGCTGACGGTCGCTATCGACCAGCACTACGAGTACAGCCGTCTTATTGAAGACATTGTGGACGTGCAGGCCCTGAACAGCCTCCGCCAGTTCTACACGTCTGACGCCGGCTACGCTCTTGCCACCCGCGTTGACACCGCTCTGATTGCTGAGGCTGCTAACTTCACGTCGCAGCTTGAGTTCCGCAGCGGCGCCGGCACGGCCACGGCTGCTGGTACGGCAACGGCTTCTTTCACCGACCTTGGCTTCCGTGAAGCTCTGCAGGTTCTTGACGACAACGATGTCCCAATGGATAACCGCGTGTTCGTCATTCCGCCTGCTATGAAGAAAGAGCTTCTGGGCATTACCAATTACGTCAGCACGGACTTCGTGACCGGCAAGCCCGTTGAGACCGGCAAGATTGGCTCTCTGTACGGCGTTGACGTGTACGTGTCCACCAACCTGCCCACCGAAAACACGGACGAGAAAGGCGCTCTGCTTATGCACAAAGACGCCATCGTGTTCGCGGAGCAGCTTGGCGTTCGCGTTCAGACCCAGTACAAGCAAGAGTACCTTGCTGACCTCATGACTGCCGATACTCTTTACGGAACCGAGACGTATAGGGCTGAAGCAGGCGTTAAGCTCTTTGGCACTGTGTAACATCAAGTAGTACCGCCGGGGGAAAAGGTGGCGGCCCAAGTACCCCGGCATCCTACCGCCATAGGATTACAATATGAAAGAATGTCGAGTCTGCGGGGACGTTAAGCCCGTAACAGAATATAACAAAGATAGCAAAACTAAAGACGGCTATCGTACAGATTGTCGTAATTGTTCTAAAAAGAAAGACCGCAAGTATGCAGCAAAAAACAGAGAGGCTGCAAAACTACGAGCTAAAAAGTGGCATTACAAAAACAAAAAGCGCGCTAACGAAAACAGCAAACGATGGCGCCAAGAAAACCCAGAGCGCCTTAAAGAACTAAGTAAGCGCTGGCACGAAGAAAACAAAGAGCGTGTTAAAGAATTAAACAGAGCTTGGAAGAAAGCCAATAAGCACAAAGTAAATGCAAATACGCGTATGCGACAAGCAGCCAAGCTGAACGCTACGCCTCCCTGGCTAAACGAAGACCATAAGTTTATGCTAGAAGAGATTTACGAGTTGCGCGACCTGCGCACTCAAGCAACCGGAGTGGTGCACCACGTAGACCACATAGTCCCGTTGCGCGGCGCAAAAGTCTGTGGACTGCATGTGCCATGGAACTTACAAGTCATTCCCGCGTCTGCTAATATACGCAAAGGAAACTCTTATGGCAATCACGTACACCCCGACTACTAACTTCGGCGCAAAAGACTCTCTGCCCACCAACGACCCCGATAAGGTAATCAAGGGCAGTGAGTTCACGACGGAGTTTACGGCTATCCAGACGGCGTTCAGCCTTGCTGCGCCTGCTGCATCGCCTACCTTTACCGGCACCGTAACCATCCCCACTGCGGACATCAACGGCGGCAACATCGACGGCACCGTTATCGGCGCTGCTACGCCCGCTGCTGGGAGCTTTACGACTGGTCAGTTTGGCACGAGCTTGAACGTAGACGGCACCGTCACGGCTGATGGGTTGACTGTAAGTGGCTCTGTAGCGGCTGGTGCGGTTCTTGCCACTATTTCAAACTCTGGGGCAAATGGTGCGGCTCAACTTTATTTAAATAATGATGCTCAAAACTGGATTGTGAACACAAGAGTTGATGATGCCTTTTCAGTATTCAACGCAACGTCTAGCAAAACTCCATTTTTAATAAACACCAACGGAGACATCTCATTCTACGAAGACACGGGCACGACTGCAAAGTTCTTCTGGGATGCGAGTGCGGAGTCGTTGGGGATTGGGACGAGTTCGCCTGATACTGCTTTGCATGTTTCTTCTTCTTCAGGTACCAAGGCTACCTTTGAACGCACTGGTGCCACAGGGTCCTATATTGGTCTAAAGGATAGTTCTGGAAGTCTTGTTTATCTGGGCGGGAACAGTGGTGTTTTTGAAGTTCAAACGCCGGGTTCTTCGTATTCGACAAAGCTGGCAATTACGTCTGCAGGCAACGTCGGGATTGGGACGAGTTCGCCGTCTGGAAACCTCCATGTAGACGGCGGAGCGGTGTTCTTTAGCTCCACAGGTAACTCAAAACTTCAAATTAAGGCAGGTAACACGTCATCGTCGTTTATTGAGTTTGGCGATCCAGATGATGGAAATGTGGGTCGATTGCTTTATTCACATTCTGATAACAGTATGCAATTTACTGTTAACGCTTCCGAAGCCATGCGCATCGACTCCAGCCAGAACCTTCTGGTGGGGACGACTGATACGACGCTATACAACAATGGCGCAGGCGGTAACACAGGTGTTTTGCTTCGGGGCAGTGTCGGGAATATTCAGGCGGCGCGATCAGATGGGGCGCCAGTAGACCTTAACCGTTTAGACACTAATGGTGACATTTCTGTATTTGCAAAAGACGGCACCCCGGTGGGGAGTATTTCCGTTACAGCTTCCGCCACCGCCTACAACACCTCCTCCGACGCTCGCCTGAAGGAAAACATCGCGGACGCAGAGGACGCCGGGGCCAAGGTTGATGCTATCCAAGTTCGCCAGTTCGACTGGAAGGCTGACGGCTCGCACCAAGATTACGGCATGGTGGCTCAGGAGCTTTTAACCGTTGCGCCTGAAGCCGTAAGCGGCGACCCCGAGTCTGACGACATGATGGGCGTGGACTACAGCAAGCTAGTGCCCATGATGCTAAAAGAAATCCAATCCCTACGCGCCCGCGTGGCGCAGCTTGAAGGAGTTTAATCATGGCAGCAACCTTTGAATGGACTGTGGGGCAGCTTGAGCGCACCCTTTCTGACGGCGGAGTGATTGTGGCGCACTGGCGCTGCACGGCCTCTGACGGCGACTACAGCGCTTCCTCCTACGGCACCGCTGGTTTTGCGCCTGACGCTTCTGCGCCTGGCTTTGTCGCTTACGACGCGCTCACGGAAGCTGACGTGCTGGCTTGGGTGTGGGCTGACGGGGTGGACCGCGACGCCACCGAAGCGGCCCTCCAAGCCCGCATCGACGCTGACAAGAACCCCGTAACGGCCAATGGAGTACCGTGGTGAAGCTGTTCCGACACCGCTTTGCTTTAACCATTAATGGAGTCTGAACATGGAAAACTTTTTCGCTTTCTTTGACGCTTTCCCTGCGTGGCTGACGGCTATTACGTCCCTTGTAACTGCCGCTACGGCCATTACGGCCCTTACGCCTACGCAAGCGGACGATAAGGTTGTCGCTGTAGCGCTGCGCGTGCTTAACGTCCTCGCCGGTAACTTTGGCAAGAACCGCAACGCTGACGATGCGTAACAGCAATGGACGGCCCTAATCAGCTAGAGCTTCTAGTTTCCTTATGGCCGGTGTTCGCGGGTTTTATTAGCTTGGTTATTGTGCTAGCCAAAATGCACAGCGAGCTGGAGACAGTTAAAGAGAAAGTCCGCGTATTGTTTGACTTGTGGAATGGGCGGGACAAGTAGCGATGACCTTTGACGCAATCAAGAACATCGTCGGTGCTGTAGCGCCTACCCTTGGAACGGCCCTTGGTGGCCCGCTAGGAGGCGCTGCAGCTTCCGCTATTGCTGGCGTATTGGGCTGTGACACCGACGAGCGCAGCTTACAGAAAGCGCTAACGCAAGCCACGCCGGAACAGCTCACGGAGATTAAGAAAGCTGAGCTGGATTTTGAAGCGCGCATGAAAGAATTAGACGTAGACCTTTACGCTTTGCAAACCGCTGACACAGCGGATGCGCGAAGCCACTTTGCTAAAGACTGGACGGCACGGTTCCTGGCGATTGCGCTGTGCTGCTTGTTTGCCGGCTACATTATTCTTGTAACCGTACTGCCACCGGATCAGAACAGTGACGCTATCATTAACCTTATTCTCGGCAGCATTACTGGCAGCTTTAGCACCGTTATCGCTTTTTACTTTGGCTCTAGTCAGCGGCAGGATTGATCAATGCGGACAGGAAGAGACGGAGTTGAACTCATACGACACTTTGAAGGCTGCCGTTTTGATGCTTACCTGTGTCCTGCTGGGGTGTGGACTATTGGCTATGGGCACACTGCTGACGTAAAGGAAGGAGATAGCATTGACCAAGAAGCGGCTGAAGCTTTTCTTATTGAAGACTTGGAAACGTTTGAAAGAAACGTTACGAATCTTGTTAAGGTTCCTCTTACGCAACAACAGTTCGACGCTCTTGTTTCATGGACCTTCAACCTCGGCGCTGGCAACTTGGCAGAGTCGACGCTCCTCAAAAAGCTAAACAATTACCAATACGCAGAAGTACCAGAGCAGATGATGCGCTGGGTGCGTGCTGGCGGACAGGTCCTTGAAGGGCTAGTTAGACGCCGCGCCGCTGAAGCTGCACTATTCCAAAGCAAAGATTGGCGCGGAGTCCAATAATGCAACAGCTACAAGATAATGCACACAAGGTTGCAGACCAGCTAGCCGCTACGTCTGTGATTGGGGCCATCACGGCCAACCTTCCGCTCATCACTGAGTGGATGCAAATGATTGCTGCATTGATTGGTATTTGTTCCGGTTTGGCGGCGCTGCGCTTTTACCTTAAGCGCACCTCCAATCTTGACAAGGAAGACTAATGGGTGGCTTTAGCTTTGGCATTCCTTTAAGCTTTGGTGGCGTAACGCTTACGCCTGATCAAATTGCTGCTGCTGTTGCGGCACAGACTAATCAGCCGGCGCAGACTCTTACGCAAGCTGTAATGGCTGCGCCGCCGCGCACGCCTCAATATACTGGTACTGCGGCTATGGAGTTAACTGGCGACCCTGATATGGACCGTCAGATTTTAGATGCACAAGCTACGCAAGCCCAGCCGCAAAATATTGCTAAGCTTCAAGAAATGAAAGCGTCGGGTGCCCTTCCTTCTGATTATATTGTTGGACTGCCGGGAGGCAAACCCGGAGTTTTAGAAATTGGCATTAATCAAGAAGGTGTTAAAGGCCCGAACTATCAGCAAATTTCTTATAGTACGCCCGAAGAATATCGTGAAGCTTATAACTTAATGCTTCAAACACCGACACCGCGCGAGTCGTGGACAATGAACAGGCGTCCAGAACTAGCGGCTCTTGCCGGTGGTTTAATGTCTCTTGCTATTCCAGGCGTAGCTGGTGGTATTGTGGGAACGTTGTTTCCTGCTGCCGGTGCTGCTTCTGCTGGTGCTGCAGCAGCGTTAGGAGGCGCTGGTGGTGGCTTAGGAGCGTTAGGCACAACAGCTCTTACGTCAGGCATAGGCGCGGGCTTGGGGGCTGGGCTTGCTGCTGTTACTGGAGGCGATCCTCTTCAAGGCGCTTTAGGCGGAGCGCTGGGCGGAGGTTTAGGGGCGGGGCAACAAGGCGTTACGGCACTTGGAAGCTTAAGCGCTGCTGGTCCTTCTGTTATTGAACAAGTATTTAGCGATGCAGACTACCGCGCTGGTGGCGTAATTCCTGAGCAGCCGTTTGAAACCCAAGCGCCAGTAGTTGAGCAGCAACAAGAAGCTGGCGGTGGTGGCGCTACGCCCGTTCCAGCCCCTGCTCCGGCACCTGTAACGCCTGCTCCAGCGCCAGCTCCAGCGCCAGCTCCAGCACCTGCTCCTACAGTTAGTGACGCAGAGCAAACTGCAGGCGTAGACCCTGTTGTAGCTAATCAAATCCTTGAAGCAATTCTTTCTGAAACAGATCAAAACGTACGCGATGGTTTGATTGCTGATTGGCAAAACTATACAGGCGAAACGTTTGACAACACGCTTTTGCCGGAGTATCAAGAACAAGCCCCTCCGCAACCTGTTGGATACGTATGGGGCGACGGTGTGTGGACGCCTGTGTTTGATATTCCGCCTGCAGGTTCTGTTGTTTTTGAGCCCGGTGTTGAGCAGCCTAATTACACTCCGCAAGAAGAAGTTGTTGATGTGTTTCTTCCGCCAGACTTAGTATCTGACACTACGGCACCAGAGCCCATTGAGCCTGAGCCGCCCGTAGAGCCCGCTCCTGAGCCGGTAGCGCCCACCCCTACGTCCCCTACGCCTGAGCCCACTCCGGCCCCTGAGCCCGCTCCTACGCCCGTACAGGAGCCTGTAGAGCAGCCAGCACCGGAACCTGCAGCGGGTGCTGATGAAAGCGTAGCGGTTGGCGGTGAGGGCAACGGTACGGGTGACGGTACCGGAGAAGGGGAAGGCGACGGAGAAGGCGACGGTACCGGCACGGGCAGGGGCGCAGGCATGATGGCCGCTGCAGCAGGCGCTGCGTTTAAGCCGCAATGGTCCGAGTTGTTTAAGTACACAACCTTAACGCCATACCAAAAGAAAGCTATTGCGCCCTATGTTGATTACATTGCGCAAGCA